GCTGGCACTAAATATCAAGGCGGTAGTGGTATAACGAGTGGCGGCTACGGCGGCGGCGGCGGTGGTGGCGGTGGCTACTACGGCGGCGGCTCTGGAGCTGCTGTTTACGCAGCTGGCGGCGGTGGTTCAGGTTATATCAACACAGGGTTTTCTGGTTATTCATCTGGAACCACTACTGCAGGAACCTCTTCAGGAAGCCCTGCAGGAGTTGGATACACAAAGCCAACTGGCGCGGGGGACGGCAACAAAAGAGGCGCAATTTTCTTCAAAAAGGTTTAGACCAACAACAGTCTATGTTTTCTAGTTTGTCAAATTTACAGCCATGAACCAACAACAATTTTTGGAGATTATCAATTTTAGGATTGAAGGAGCCAGTCAAGCTCCACTGCCGCCAACGGTTGAAACTTTCAACGCGGTCAAAGAGCATATTAAAGAGCTTGAAAACTTGCGGGACAGCACATCGGAAAGTTTCGACGATGTAGTCATTCCGCCTTTTCCAGTGTATTAAAGATTGTTATTGAATCATGGACCGACCTGACCCAATGATCCCGGCTAAGCCTGGAGCGCAAGACGTTGAGGCAATGACTAATAGGGTTATTTGGCTAGAGGCTTTGTATTTGCGTGACAATCGAGATGATCCTGGCCATGAATTTCATGGTCTCTACACTGGTCTAGCGATCAAGTATCAGAACCAATGACAAAACTGCTTGCAGCGACGTTTCTTGGTGTGGGATTTGCTTTTGGTTCAGCTTGCCTATCACATCCTGCGCCTGTGCCACATAAGCACGATCTAAGCGATGTAGGGGACATGGGACAAAATGGACACCTTTGCATTACCGAACACACAGAAACCGCCTACTGTGGTGTCGGAAAAAACGTACCCCACGTTCACTAATGATCAAGACAACTGTTTTTGGTGCAGCCGCTGGCGCTCTTGCCTTGGCTCCCCTCTCTGCAATCGCTGGCCCATACGCCAACATTGAAGCAAACGCTGGCTGGAGCGGAAGCGACTACAGCGGGTCAGTAACCGATCTGCATGTGGGTTGGGAAGGTGGTGACGGTGTTTACAGCTACTACCTGCAAGGCGGACCAGCAATTGTCATGCCTGACGGCGGCGACACTGACACTGAGATGGAATTTTCCGGCAAGATTGGTGGCGCAGTGGCTGCTTCTGAGAAGCTTTCCGTTTACGGCGAGATCTCAGGAATTACTGGCGACGACAACAACAGCTACGGCGGGAAAGCTGGCGTCAAGTTCCTGTTTTGATTAGCCTGCTAGAGCGGACCTGAACACACCCGCAGCCTCCCGGTGGGATTTAAATCCTCACACCAAGCCGGGAGGTTTTTTCTTGGAGGCAATTATGCAAAAGTATCTAAATGCTCTTGGCGCGGTTGGCTTTGTTTTAGCTGCCTGCAACACCGCAGTCATTGTCCTTGCGGTAGTGCGCGGCCCTGCAATCATCGATAAAAATCTAAGTAACATCCAGTTGCTGATGATTGAAAAAATGCACGAAACGCTCAGTGAGTCTGTTACTGAGGCAATGCCTGGTCAGATAGGAGAGCTGATGCCTAGTACCACTGGCCCTGCTCTTCCGTTTTAGTGCCACAGATTCGCACTATTGGGGTCAACGACATCCGGGTGTGGGACGGCATCCCTGCTATGTCCGTTCCAAAAGCTCCGCCTGTCACGGTGAATATCGGCGTGCCAGCCATCAACATGCCGGGATTTGACCCAATGGACTTAAGGCCAACTGATCCGCCAGTTGACCCAAAGTCGCCTGAATTTGTATTGCCAAATTTGGCTGGGGCGTCTGAGTCATCGACGCCTGAGGCACCAGAGCCTCCATCGCCAGCAACGTTTCAGCTTTTGCAGGCTGCTGTTGACGAGGATCCAAGGTGCCCGCCGCTTCGTGCAAAGGAAGTCGGAACGCTTGTCCAAAATGGTTCAAAAAGAATTGCTGGCTACGAGATACAAGACGGTAAATGCGTCGTCCTGTATGAAGAGATCACGTTGCCTGAACAGGTTATAGCAGCAATTCCGTCACTCCCGCAGGTAACAACTGTTGGGGTTACTGCTGCTGTTGGTGTCACTGCAGCATTAGCGACACCGTTTTTGCTGAAGCTGGTAAAACCTATCGTGAAAAAGATAGGTAAGAAGATCAAGGCTTTGCTGGGTCGTAAGGCGAAACCTGTAAGCGTCTTTGAACGGAGGCGGGCTCAGCGGTTGGCGCGGAAATAGCGTGTCTGTGCGGCAGGACTTGCCCCGGCTTTGGTTTAATCATGACATCAGCGCAGACAGCAAAATAAGGCGATTTAGGATGAAACTCGATGCCCTTGAGTTTCAACTCTCCACAATTTTTGAGGCGAGCAATTTCATATTCGAGTCTTTTTGTCTCAACGATCTGCTGGTGCATACGGATGTTGGCGTCAACCATTGACTTGCATCGCTCTTGAAGCCCTCCATCTAAGGGAATTGTGGCCTGGAGCGACAAACCACCTGACCAGTTGTGAGTATCTTTTTGACCTGTCCGTTTTTGCATGTAGTAGAGGATCGATCCAGGATTGTCGAGTAACCCATCGCCATCCAAATCAGAAACATCATATACAGGGTCAAGAAAGTGACCCACGAACGGGTCTTGCCAGCTTTTTGTTCTGTTGACATACGGAGTGACGGTAAGTGTTGGTCCTTGGCATTGAATGCCATTGCCGTAAGTGTTTTGGAACGCTGCGCTAGGCGCAATCATTACAGCTTGATTTGTAACGCTGCCAGAACTGGTTGCTGATGGAGCGGCAGTAGCAGACACGCCGCCGATGGTTTCTGCGTTGGCTGGTGACGCTAGGACTATTGCGAGAAGGTAGAAATAGTGTCTGTAATTTGTTGAATTTCGGTGACGCGATTGATGGTGGTTACGTTGCTGAGCCCTGGCCCTGAATAGGTTTCCACAAATTGGAAGGCCGCTCCAGGCTGAGTTAATTGCCAGCCTGGTTTGTTGTTTATGTCGAGAGCTGACCATCCTTTTACGCTTGTTGTTCCTGGAGTGAGGCTGGCCCCATTTTTTGGTTCGATGTTAGTGCCACTTACAGAGTATTCCCAGCCAGTGCCAAAAGACTCGCTGACAATTGTTTCAGTGACCTTGCTGCTTGTTTCTGTGTGGCTGGTCATAGAGCCAGTCGTAAAGTTAGGAACGACCGGAGCAGAATAAGCTGGCTTGGCAAAAGCAAAAATTTCGCCTAGCAACCCGCAAAACAGCAAAAGTAAAACACGCATCAGTCAATAGTGAGTTCAGTCACAAATTGTCCGATGGCAAGAGTGTTCGCTCCCCCGGCAGTCACAGTAAGTGCCCCGGATGGCGATAGTGTCCCAGCCAAGCTGCCTGCAGTACCTGCCGCTGTTGACTGAATGCTTGAGAAATTGGGGACTGCTCCAGTTGTGATTGCAGATGTTGGAACGGCGTCTGCTTGTGTGTATGACTGGCTGAAGCTGAAAGCGTTACCAGGCGTGTCCTGGGTTACAGCAATAGTGCCTGGGCTGTAAACACCAGAGGTAATAGTTCCTGCTGAAATCGTGTTTGCTGTATGTCCGTCAGTAGTGTCAACGCCTGAGCCTGAAATGCTAAACGAGCTGCCTATGCGATTTGCGGTGGTCATCGCGCCACCAACTTGAAGCTGCACACTTGATTGGATCTTGTGTGTCAGATCAGCGTTTGCTGCTGGGCTAAAAGCCAGCAACGTGATCAGAGGCAAAAAGCGTTTCATTTTGGTGGCTCCTTTGACTCAATCTTAGGCGGCTGTTTTTTCTGCTGACCATTTGCTTTACGCTCGATTCCAAAAGACGCCATGGACCCAGTCAGCAAGCTCGCCACGAAAGTATTGTCCATCTTCATCTCAGGGAAGATGCCTAGGTAGGAAACAGTCAGAAGCGTTGCGGACCAGAACAGAACAGCGCATTTCACAACGTCAGCGATTGCGATGCCTTCCTTGTCTTGGTTTTCTTGACTTTCTTGCGGTTCTGCCATGATGGAGTCAGTGCCAAGGTCGAAGCATGGTTGAAGTTTGGGCTGCTGCAGCTGGCGCGTCAATCACCGTCGCTGGTCTTGGCATTACAGGCTTAAAGCAGCAAAGCTTGCAGGGGCGTGATTCGTTGGTGCGTCTTACGACTGCTGTTGATGGCTTGAGCCGACAGCTTGACGTGCTTCACACCGACATCAAGAGCAGGGATCAAGAAGTGTTTGCCAGGTTGAGTGATTTAGAGCAGGCTGTAGCACGACTGGAAGGGCATAGCAATCGGAACTAAGCTTTTAGTAGTTGAACCATTCCAATGTTCCTGATCCTCAAGCCAATTCTTTTTCGGTTTTTGCGTTCAGAAAGTTTGAAGCGTTTGGTTGTAGATCTAGTCAAGGCATACGCCAAGCGAAGCGATAACACTGTTGATGATGCTGTTGCCTCGTTTTTAGAGAAAAACCTATTCCCGCCAGTAACTAGCAAATGATCCGCAAGCGCATCGTCTTTGCTGTTTTTTTGGGGGCGATGACAGTGTTGTCTGGCGGAATGCTGTCAGCTGCCGGGCTTGTCTATTACACAGGTTTCCTTGATGGCAACAAACGATGCAGCACGGCAGGATTGGTGCGATGACGCCTCGCCTTAGGAATCTGATGGCGCTTGCACTTTTGCCGTTCTTCGAGTTTTTCCGTGGAACGCCCCATCAAGCAGCAGCGGTAAAAGAGCTAGAAGATGCTCTGCCGCAAGAATTGTTAGCTGAGGATGCAGCGTGGTTTGAAGCATGGAAAGCTAGCGGCATTGCTCAAAAAGCAGTTGTCCCCTATGTTCACCAACTGGATTTCAACTACAAGGGTCACAGGCGATGTCTAGACGCATCCGCAGCAATGCTGGCCATTATGTACGGCAAGGTCAGCAACGCCGAAGAGTATGGGGAGGTTCGGAAGAGATTTGGCGACACGACCGACGTGTTGGCCCAAGTGAGGACACTGAGAGAGCTTGGACTCCACGCAGAGTTCAGGAATGATGCAGATGGCGCATTAGTCGAAGCAGAGATTGCTAGCGGTCGCCCTGTTCTTGTCGGGTGGCTGCACAAAGGCAACATGCTTCGCGGTGAACCGCCTATGTGTGACTCGCAATCGTGCGGTCATTGGAGCGTAGTCGTTGGCTTTGAGGGCACCGAATCAACCGGTGACTCTGCTTTTGTGCTTCATGACCCGATGGGCGCTCCAAACATTGAAAGGGGAGGCCACCCCAACCGCTACGGCGGCAAAAACGTCAGGGTGCCACGTAGCACTTTTAGTCAACGCTGGATGGTTGAAGGTCCAGGTTCTGGCTGGGTCATCCTTGTGGACGACGAATGATCGGGGCGCTGCGCATGGTTCTCGCGCCATGAGCTAATTAGCAGGCCGGGCGCCCCTGCGAGCCTGACTGACCCGCCTCATGAAAGGTGGGAGATCCAACGGTACACAGAATCTGATTCGATGCCAGTTTCAAAAGAGTTCAAAAGGGCAAACGCTCTGATCGTGCGTTACCGCCACCCCCGTGAGGGTCCGCCGAGCTATCTGGTTTGGGAGCCAGAAAAAAGCTACATCTGTCTGACACGGGAAGAGCTGTTGAAGGCAGTTCGATGGCCCAAATTCACAAGCACTGGGGCGGCCTTGCGGCAATGGATCGAAGAGGTTGAGGAGCAGATTCCACCGGAGCCGCACATAACCCAGCTCAAAAAGATTGAGGGCGGGCTGGAGGATTGAACCTCTACTGGCTGTGGTCCTATCTCGTCGCGTTTTACAGCACGGTGGTTGTCGGTTGTGCGCAACCTGTCAACTGGGGCAACTGTTGGCCGCCGGACTGGCTAACCCATAGCGTGCATGATTACATGCGTGTAAGAGTTCCTTACTCCGAGGAGCGCAAAGTTCTTAAATCCCTGGAGCAGATCGATGACCTGGGCGGACTGGATGGTGGTAAAGCAGAATTTGACACAGGAGCTGGCCCTGGAACGTCAAATCCGAAGCATTAGCAACGAGGAAGATCTGCACACGCTCCAGCAACTTTGCAGTTCGCTAACCAGGCAAAATTGGAATTACGCTCAGTTGCTTAAGCAGGCAGTGGGAAGGGTTGCAGAACTAGATGCAAAAATAGCTTGCGGCGAATCGACTCATTCGTAGGAACTAGCCACAACATCAGCATCAACTGAAAACAACCGCTTGAGTTCAAACTTGGCGGCGTCTGCTCTTTCTTTGCTGCCATAGCTGCAGGCGTCTTCACGCTTAGCTGTGACAAACAAACACTGGGACGGTCTCAAGTAAAACGCGGCCAGATAAACAGGCGCGGGGTCGCAGGTTTTAAGAATGTAGCGCATTGCTCTGTTCAAACTTTTCGCGGCGTTTTTGCTTGGCGGCTTCTTTAGCCTGCACGTCTTTCTCTGTTGCGTCTACAAACAGTTGCTCATAATCCTCAGCAAGCCGCTCGTAAATCGTAGTGCGCATCCAGCTTGTGGCTTTAACCCCCTTGGCCTTTGCCAGGAATTTGACTAGCTCCGCCTTGTGGGGATCTAGCAAAAGCTGAAAGTACGTTTTGTTCCCGTGAGGGATAGCCATAGAGTGCGTGTGTGCTACAAGTACCCTACCACGTAGCGGGAGAATCGACCGTCTTTTTCCAAGAGTTCGCTTGAGCCCGCCGCGCCTGAGTGCGCTGGTCCGTACAACCTGCGCGGATTTTGCGGGCACCTTCCAAGAACATTGCGGCCCGCTGGAGATCACCTGTTGTTGCATTTTGGATCGCGCCATTTAGACGCTCCATCACAATTTGCCTTCCGGTACGCGGCATCCATCGCCTCGTGGAGGTTTCGGTGACAGGTTACCGAGCCCATGCAAGAGCAGAACCAACCTCTGTCGGTGCTGTAAACGCTGACCATTAGTGCGTCTCCATCCAGGTTTTGCCGATAGAGACCTCAGCCAGAGCAGGGATGTCCTCAAGCCAGATGGCTTCCGCCTCTTCCATCACTTGTTTTAGTACGGCAGCCCACTCTTCGGCTGCGTCCTCGCGAACCAACAGCAAAATTTCATCATGGACAGCGGCGGCGATCCGCACGGTTTCTTCGCCCGCCTCTTTGACCTTGGGCCATAGCGCCCCCAAAGCTCGTTTCAAGATGGCGGCACCTGCCCCTTGGATCGGCGTATTACATCTGACCGTGGCACGGTTCATGTCGCCCTTAAGCACTCGCCGCATGTTTGTTTTTGGGATACGAACACAGGCCCAAGGGTCTTCCCTTTCCCGGTAGCAGTCGGAGGCCATTGCCCTTTGCCACGCGGCAACCCCTGAAAACGTCTCAAGCCAGCCGTTGCGGATTTCTTCTGCTCTTTCCTTTGTCATGGTTACCCCCATTCCGCCGGCATAGTTGCGAAGCCCAACAGCCCCCGCGCCGTACAGCAAGCCAAAATTTGCGGATTTTGCTGTCTGCCTATCGCAGCCAATGGCCTCAGCCGTGACGGTGTGTGGATCTTCGCCGTCTTTGAATGCCTGGATCATTCGGGCATCTTTTGCCACCGCCGCAGCAAGTCGAAGCTCCATCTGCCCAAAATCGGCATCCACTAGGGCGTAACCCTCCGGGGCTTCAACACACCCTCGAAACTGCGGATCGCGGGGGATTTGCTGGTTGTTTGGTTTGATACAGGACATGCGCCCTGACTCTGCGCCGAGCTGCAAATAGCTGGCCCGCACAAACCCTTTAGCGTCCATCTTTTCCTGGATCGACTCGATCATCTGGCGGCGTTTTTCACACTTTTTCCACTGCAGGTAGATCTGGATCACCTCATGGTCGGCTGCGTAAGATCTAAGCGCCTGCCTCGATGCGCTGGGTTTACCGTTGGCGTCCTTTGGCTTTTCTGGGAGAATCTCGCCCAGTTTGTCCACAAGCTGTTTAGGGCTGTTGATATTGAACCCGGCGTACTGTTTAGTGCCGTCACGGACTTTGCCTTCGTCCTTGGCGCGTAGATTAAAACTGCCATCCTCGTTCCTAGGCAACTTTTTATCTTCCGGCAGTGCGGCGTCTAGCTGCAGGATGAAATCGTTGGCTAGGTTTTCAATGTCGTGCTCATAGTCTTGTTTGCGTTGCTGCAGATTTTCGGCGTTCCAGTGCAGTCCAGTGCGCCACATTTGAGCCATCGCGGGCAGAGCAGCGCACTCAAGCCCATAGGCGACATTCAGTTTATTGATGCGGATTTTGCTGATTAGTTTTTCGTCTAAATCCATCAGCGCAAAGACATCATTAGCGGCGTACTCCAACTGTTCGTCTGTCAGGTCCCCGCTCCAGTCCGACTTCTGCAACTCTTTGGGCAGCTCTCTTTTCAGGTAACGCTTTACAAGCTTGTCCAGGCTGTGGCGCACATTAGGTATGCCGTTTTCAATTAAACGACTCGCCAACATTGTGCATCTGACGAAGCCTGCGGGGTATATGTCGTGCGCCTGGAGCCAACCAAGATCAAAGACAGCATTATGAGCAAGCCAGTCTCTCTCAGTGCCTGAGAAAAAATGGCGCAGATCTTGCCAGTCTTCCCGGTCTAGTTGCCGACAGTCGATTAAAACGACCGTGTCGTTGGCTTTAGTGCCTAACTGAACGAGCCGCATTCGCGCTTTTTCGGGCTGGAGCTGCAGCGTCTCAGTGTCAAAGCAAACTGTGCCCGACAAATCAAGTTTGTCGAGGTGCTCGATTCCTTTGTAGACATTCACCGCACGGACTCCGGGTAAGGCAAATCAAACTGAAGCCAGAAAAGCTCGTGAATCAGCTCCCCTGTTTCGGGGTGGGGCGCGTACCAGCCGCCCTCCTCTCTGACCCAGCCGGCCTCCTCGCGTTTCTGGCGGTGGCTCTTGTCGGCGTAGGTCATGGCTGCAGCTCCGCAAGAGCGACAGACACCACGGTTTCAATGTGGCGCTTGTCGATGCAGTTGCCGATCCGCTTGCGCACAACCTCAATAACATTGTAGTAGTCCACCGGGGTCAGGCTCCCGAGTGGTGCGCGTCGGCGGTTACTGAGACACGCACGCATAAGCTCAGCGCGGGAGGTGCCCAGTCGTTTTGCCTCGGCATCGAACCAGGCCAGCTGGCTCTCTTCAACACGTAGTTCGATCTTTTTCATCAGAGGTCTTCTCGGTAGAAATTGCTGCCTGGACCGTAGTTTGTGAGAAGGTCGGGCCAGGTGCTAAGCAGTTTGTTGCGGTTGTAAGGATCTGCAGCAAGTGCAGCCTCTGCCAGTTTTTTGATGAACCCCCCGCCGTAGTGGTGGGCCGTTCTGATGCTGGCGACGATCTGTTTTTCAGTCACGGGGTGGTTGAACGCTAAGGAAAATGTAGCACATTAACTCCGCCAGGGCAGCTTATCGCCAAAAGGGTTTGCGTCATCGTCGAAATCGTCCCCATCCCTATGTATAGGTTTTTCCGCGTCAAAAGCCGGAGGCGTTGCGGCGGAAGGGTTCTTAACGACAATCGGGTTTGTCAAAAGGTCAGACTTTGTCAAAAGGTCCGACGTTCCAGGCTTTTGACAATTGGGGACTTTTGACAAAAGGGGTTTGTCGTTTAGATCGGTTCCAGGGGAAGGGGTCTGACTTTTAACACTCTCTAAAACAGACACCCCCTGTGCGCGAGAGCTAAATTTAGGTGAAACATCTGTACCAACAGCCTGCCAATAGTTGGGTTTACGCCCTTTGAACCTGGCGTCCACGGGTGGATCGCATCGTTGGATCAACTTCTGCGCTGCGAGCTTGCTGAGGGCGTATTTGATGGCCCGCACCCGATGCACCCCGCCGAGCGTCTCGTGTTCCTCGAAGTCTTTTGCCGCCCACGCTTTGCGGTTGGCCCGCATCTCGCTGAGCAGCCGGAGCTTGTAACCCTCAGGACTAGAGGCGGTGTGTTCCTTGGGCTCAGGCACAGGCCCGATGGCATAGGTGAAATCCCCCTTAAGGGTGAATACCTGACGCATTCCTTCGCGGTTGTCCCGCGATTTCTCGACCGTCACAAGGCGGCTGTTGTAGCTCAGGCCCAGTTCCGACACTTGTTTGCTGTCAAGCCTGACCATGTTCCAGGTTTCATCGACTGCGGCCTTGATGGCGCTTGTGCCACGAAAACCGCCGTTCCGGTTGTTGTGATGAATCACGATGATGGAGCAAGCCGGGAAGTCCTTGCCGTTTCTGCGGGCTAAGCGTTTGAGCGGGTGGGCGTACTCCCTGCGGTTCTCCTCGTAGGGATTGGAATCGTTGCAACCGTCCAGGCTGTCAATCACCACAAGTGCGTAGTGCTTTTCGTGCTGGATCTTGCAGAACTGCCGATACCACTGCATGTCCCACTCAGCCATGACATCGACGTTGGCTTTCATGCCCTTCTCTTCAAATTGATTTCTCAGCACCCTCTCGCTCTGGTCACCGTTAAGCCATAGGCATTTGGCTTTAGGCACCGGAACATTGGCCCCATGTACGTTGAACGGGATGCCTTGGCTGATGTGTTTGCACAGTGTCTGGCACATTGCCGACTTACCCGTGCCGCCGTCGGCGTGGATCAACAGCAGCCACGGCTTGGGCAGCAGCCCCGGAATCAGATATTCAAAAGGTGTGTCATCCAACTCGCCAACAGCGGCAGGTTTACAGCCCCTGTTTCTTTCGTAAGTGATATGTGTGTCAAGCAACCTATCGATGGCCGCAGCACCCTCACGTAAGCGTCCGCCCTCCTGGGCCAGGATGGTTTTTGCCTGGTCCGCGAAAGCTGGGTTGTCGTAAGTCTCCTCAATTTCAAGACCGCGAGCAATCAGCTCTTCTGGCCCCAATAGTTCGAGTTTGTACTTCGCCGGCGCTGCCTGGATCTCTTCCACCAGTTGTGCAAGACCGTCCCTTTGAAATCGTGAACGGTCCTTGTCAACTAAATCTGCCTCCCGGATCAAGCTGCCAAAACCAAGCCCACCGCCTCTGAATCCAACTTCCCAGCGATCTTTGCAAGGATTTCTGCCGTTCTCCCAGTCCTGCTGGTATTCGTTGTCGCGGCGGCTCCATTCTTCCCACAGCTTCAGGCCATCCTGATTCGGCAACTCGCTGTGGAGCATCGCGCCGATCTCCCACCAAAACTGTTCACTGAATGCGCCCCGAGGTTCAATGACACTCAGGCAGCTCTCAGCAATAGCGATTTTTTCCTCCCTGGATCTGTTGGCGTAGCGCGTGTCACGCATGGTGCGTGCGCTGTCTTTCTGGTTGCGTTTGCGGTACTCCTCACGCATCCGCTCCAATAACCACTCAGGCGCCTCTGGAATGCTGTGAGGGTCACCCTTGAATGTGTATTCACCCTCGTATTGACCGTTCTTGCCTGGGTAGGCCCCAAAGATGACTCCCTGGCGCCCCCACAACACCTCCCAACCCTCATGACCTGCTGAGGCGTGGCTGATGTCAGCAACCCGCAGACGGTCAGCCTCTGGAACGCTGAAAAGGTACTTGCAGGCGTGAGGCCGTGGAGACTTGATGCTTGGGGCTTTGTCTAGATCAGCGCCCCATTTCTCCTGGATCGCCCCGAGGTTGTCATCAACGTCAAAAATGACAAGCCCATCTGAGCGGTTGCCGCTGTAAACGCCAACAGCTTTGAACCTGTCCGGGTGCTCTTGGACGTGCAAAGCCGTGGTTTTTGGGGCCAGATTTACGTGACTCGCTTTGCCTAAGGGCGATTTTCCGCACGCTGTCTTTTTGTTAGGCAATGTCTGCCCTTTTGCGTAGATGGGCGCAGTCGCCCAGTTCTCAGGCAATCTGAGGATGAAATCAACCAGATTCATCTGCTACAATCCTTTTGTCAAGTAAATGAAAACAACACCCCAACGGCTCCGTCAGCCTTGGGGTTTTTTCATCTTACTCGACTTGTCAAACGCTGCAGTCGTGCTACATTTGCAGAGCACCGGGCAACGTGCCCACAGCAACCACAACAATGCCATTCATCTCAGACAAGAACAAAGCAGCCGCCGCCGGTGGCACTGGCAGCTATCTCAACCCCTCCAAAATTCCATCAGGCAGCAACGTGCGTTTTGCACTGCTTGACGATCAGCCCCTTGAGTTTTTTGAGTGCTGGGGCGAAGACAGCAGCGGCAACACCCAGCCTTTCCGCTTTGCAGAAGACCCCTCACCTGAGGAGATCGCTGAAGAGATGGGCGAAGAGTGGAGCCGCCGCCTGAACCGCGATGGCAACGGCCCTGAGAAGGTCAAGTTCTCCATCGCTGTGCCGGTCTACAACTACGAGACCGAAAAGGTTGAGGTCATGCCTCTGACCCAGAAAACTCTGATCAACGAACTGGACTCCATCAGCCAGATGGAAGACTACGCCGAGTTGCTGGACTGGGATTTTGTGATGGGCAAAGAGGGCACGGGCTTGGAAACCAAGTACAGCCTGCGGCCCGCACCTCGCAAAAAAGCTTCTCAGTCACAGATCGAGGAAGCCTGGACCGAAGCTCGGGCCTCTGGTTTTGACATCAGCCGAATGCTGACCGGCGGCAGTCCTTTCAAAAAGGGCTAATGCCGGTTACTTTTCCTGCCCGCAATCTGTTTTTAGAGGAAGCAGATGAAGAGCTTAAAAGCTTCGACAACCAGGCCTTCTACCTGGAGTTCGATGGTTACAGCAGTAACGGTCTCGAGAAGTGGGACCTTGAACTATCTGAGGTGGGCGCAGAGATGGTGAAGGTTGCTTTATGCACCCTTCCCATCAAAAAGAGCTCCACTGAATTTTGGGGTTACAACGGTTGCCCCACAGATAAGGTTCTCCGCAATTGCGAACCCCCAGAGGTCGGTGATCAACTTGTTCGGCTCACTAGCTATGACGAGATGGCTTTGATCGCTGTTGCGGATTTACTTAGCGACGCTCGATGCTGGCAACCTGGTCACCACACGGCTAATTCAGCGGGGGCCTAGCGC